GAAACATAAAAGGGTTAGGTGTATTTAAATTTCTGTCACCAAAAGAAGGTGATGATTTTGAGGCTAATCCATCAGGTAATGATAAATACTTATTATTCTGTAAATCTATTGGAGCTGAAGTTAAAAGAGAAGAGCGAGATATAGGTGGAAAGAAAGTAACAGTAGAGATTATGCCTAACTTGTCTGAGGATGATATAAATGGTAGACCTATAACTGCGGTTGTGGATAGAGGTAAGCCATATAAAAATAAAGATGGTAAGGAGATTAAACCTTGGCAGGCTAAATTTGTCAAAGCTTGGGATGAAGGTGAAATCAGAAACTTTAAAGAGGAGATACCGTTCTAATGAAAATAGGTAGTTTTAAATCAAAATTTATAAGAGGTGCTAACAGTTACTTGCGTGTTAAACCAACTACATTGGCTAGATGGATGAAAGTATCATTAGCAACTGTTTATAGGCATATAGGTAAATAAATTGTTGTCCTTCTGTGTACACTTCAATGTCCGCAAGACACTATGGTTATAGCATCCAATAGTTGCACAGAGGGATACAATAATTGAGAGAGATGTAAGGCCAAGTATCGTTCAGGCATTCTCTCTTATAAATTAAATAAGGAGAAAGATAATGAGTACATTAACAAGAGAACAGATAGAATCTTTAATTGATGGCACTGAGGATAGATGGTTTGATATGCATGCTGCTGTTAAACATACAACTTTATCACACAGTACATTAAGAAGAGCTATAAAAAGTGGTGATTTAAATGCATCTAAAGTTACAGGAAAAATATTATTCAAAGAGTCAGATATTAATAGATGGCTTGAGGGAGCAATGTAATGGGAAGAGCCATTGATATGGAAAAAGATATTGACAAACTGAAGATTCAAGTTGATAGGATTGATGCAGCTTTAGCAAAGGTTATTGATGTTGTAGATTCCATGCAAGAAAAAGGTCAGAGAACGACTCATGTTGATTTAGTTGAGGATGTTCCAAGTGAGCCTGAAGAAGTCGAAGAAAAACCAAAAAGTAAAAAGTCAGATGAAAAAGCAAAACGACCCAAAAAAGACTAAGCACTATTCAGCTTATGATGAAAGTAAGCCAACACATATTAGGCATAAGGAATTGATTGATTCTATTCCTGAGCATTGTTGGTGGCTTAAGCAATATCTTAGAGGTGTTCTGTACACTAGAAGTGAAAAGTAATTCAATGGGAGTGGGTCTTTTTTGTTTACATCGTTACCCTTGTCACCTGCTCCCATTTGAATAAAGGAGAATAATGAAAGAGAAAATAATTAGTATTGTTGTAGTAATAGGTATGATTATTGTAGCTAACTATCCATTATACAGTAGCTTGAAATCAACAGCTGATGAAGTTAATGATATGGTAACTCATATGCGAGAAGAAATTGCTGTATGGAAGGATGATGTTCAAAAACTTCAAGGAAAGTTTGAAGAAATTAGAACTGACTTATTAGATACAGTAAATAAAATTTCAAATATTAAAAATCAATCTAAAAAAGTCAACGACAGCATAGATAGTTTAAAAACAATTAAAGTTGAACCTGTTGATGTAATAAAAGATTTGTTCAAAATCAAATAGGAGAGTAAATGGCAAAAAAGAAACCTACAAAACAAGAGATGGAAACGGTTATATCAGCATTAATAAGACACGTTCATACATTGGACGAAAAAGTTGGTGCAATCGACAGTCTGTTTGGGTTATATTTAGATTGGAAAAAAGACAAAGATACGTTCAATAAGTTTGTGGAAACTAAAATTAAGAAATACAATGAGAAAGAAGACGAACCAGGAGAAACAAAGTGAAAATAACAGAAGTTATAGGAAGTATTCTCAGAAATAGGGGTTGGTCATTATATGACAAACAAGACCCTATTACGAAGCTTCCAATGAGCGGAGAAGCTCCATTGTTTAAAGTGAACGAAGTTGAACTGAAATATCTATTGGAAGCAATAGAGAAAGCTATGGAAGAGGACCAATGGAAGAACTCGAACTCAAATGGAGACCAAGAGAAGACATCGATGAATGGCTGATATCATTTTATAGAGGAAGAATGTTATACTTTATGAATAATATTGGGGGTATAACAGAATATAATACAGTAATAACCCCAAGACTATTGATGATAACTATGAAAAGATATGGACAGCTGGTAGAGGAGCAACATGATATTGATAGGAGACTGTCTTGGTAAGTTAAAAGAAGTCCCTAACGAATCTGTTCAAACATGCGTAACTTCCCCTCCGTATTGGGGATTAAGAGATTATGAAGATAGTGGTCAACTTGGACAAGAGGACCACCCAGAACAGTTCGTCTCAAAACTTACCGAGATATTTGAAGAAGTCAGAAGAGTTTTAAAGGAGGATGGTACATTATGGTTGAATATCGGAGACACCTATTTTGGAGCAAAAGGTGGTCACTGGGATGGAGGAAATTCGATAACCAATGATGATACAGGAGAAAAATACAGGGAGCACAGGAAAGCTCCACCAAAGCATGAGTATCTTAAGACCAAAGACCTCGTAGGTGTTCCCTGGTTACTTGCCTTTGCAATGCAGAAAAAGGGCTGGTATTTAAGGCAGGATATTATATGGGCAAAACCAAACCCAATGCCAGAAGCGGTTAATGATAGGTGTGCTAAGTCTCATGAGCACATCTTTTTATTTTCTAAGAAGAAAAAGTATTATTTTGATGCTGATGTATTAAGACATAAGCATACAGATGCTCGTATGAGAGATGTATGGACAATTAATACGGCATCATTTCCTGGAGCACACTTTGCGGTATTCCCTGAAGCTATACCTGAAAGATGTATTAAGGCAGGGAGTAGAGAAGGAGACACAGTTCTTGACCCATTCATGGGAAGTGGAACAACTGCTTATGTTGCTCAAAGATTAAGTAGGAAATGGATTGGTGTTGAGCTTAATCCAGAGTATGCTAATATAATTGAACAGAAAACATCTCAGACGGAGTTATTTTAATGGACGTAGAATATGGTAATGGTCATGCTAATATGACCGAAAAAGATTTAGAAAGACTTAAAAATGTAAATCATCCAAAGCATTATACTAATGGTAAGATTGAGCCTATTGACTTTATTAACGGCAATAATATGGACTATTTAGAAGGTAATATTATCAAATATATATCAAGGTATAAATTAAAAAATGGTATAGAAGATTTAGAAAAAGCAAGATTTTATTTAAATATGCTGATTGAGAGAGAGGCAAAATAAAGGAGCAATAATGGAGTCAAAAGAAATCGACCATCAGTTGGAAGATGCTTTGCTTGGCTCTATTATACATAATCCTGACGAATACGAGAATGCTTCAAAGTACATTCATACGGATGAAATATTTCATCAAGGACGAGCAAGAAGACTTTGGAGAATCTTAACAGGATTACATAGTAATAAGAAAACAATTGATTTAATATCGTTAACCGACAGTTTAACACCAGAGGATAATAAAAAAGGTGTTGACTCGGTATATGTAGTCGATTGTAGTGCAATAGGTAATGGTAAGTGTCTTGGTCATTTAGATACTTATTCAAAGCGATTGTATGAAAAATATTTACTAAGACGTATAGTAGGACAAACAAGGGATATAGAGAAAAAAGCAATAGAGAATAATGAAAGTGTGTATGATACCATTGTATCAGCACATGCAAATCTTGGAGAACTTATAGCATTAAGGCCTGGAGAGAAGTTTGATATAGACAAGGAACTTATTGATGCTATTAATTCAATAACAAATAAAGAAACCAAGCTGATGAAAACGGGATACGGAAGTATTGATAAGTTTTCAGGTGGCTTAACACGTGGTGAAATTACGATTATTGGAGGTCGACCTGGACATGGTAAAACAACATTCCTAATCAATCTTCTAAGCCAAATGATTCATAGTGGGTTAAAGGTTATTTTTTTTAATAGAGAACTTCCTAATAGTGAAATGATTAAGAAATTAATTACATTAGAATCAGGTAAACTTTCATATAGCATGGTAAGACAAGGTGTTTATGAAGAGGCTGAGATAGATGAATTAAAGAAAGTCAAGAAAAAAATTGCAGAACTATATAGTGAAGATAAGTTTTTAATGTTTGATAATATAAGAGACTTTTCAAGGTCTGCTACAGAGATAAGTAAGTTTAAACCTGACGTTGTTATGGATGATTATATTCAATTAGTACAACCAAGTGGCTATTTTGATTCAAGAAGATTACAAATAGAACAGTTAGTAAATGATTATAAGTGGTTAGCTAAAGAACATGAATGTGCTGTTGTATTAGCATCGCAACTTAATCGTAGTGTAGAGTATAGAGATGATGGTGAGCCACGGCTATCAGACTTAGCGGAGAGTGGTGCAATTGAGCAAGTAGCAGAGAATGTATTCTTTGTTTATTATGAACATAAAGTTAATCCTAAAAAAGATAAGAATATAATAAGATTAAAAGCATCAAAGGTTAGGTACGGTGAATCAGGTTCATCTAACTTGGGTTATGATGGAGATAAAGTTAAAATATACAATTCATTTGAAGAGTATGAAAGTCCAGAGGTAAAAGTTTATGAGCAAAACGAATTACCATTCTAAAACAATAGGTATAGACCCAGGGAAAAGTGGTGGAATATCTGTTGTAGAGGATGGAAAAATAAAGGCATATAAATGTCCTAAAACAGTTGAAGATATGGCAATGTTATTTGCATTGATATGTGGAGATACTCCAAAGGATAAGATATATGCAATGATGGAACGAGTTTGGGCAAGACCAAATAATGCAAGCAGTAGGGCATTTGCGTATGGGGTAAATTATGGTTCCTGGCTTGGTGTAATGGCTAGTCATGAAGTTGATTGCAAACCAGTATTACCTATAACATGGATGCAGCATTTTGGCTGCCCAAAAGCATTGGAAAAACAACACAGAAAACGATGGCTCAAGGATAAAGCGAAGGAGTTATGTCCTTATATAAAAAGAGTGACACTAATAACAGCTGATTCAATATTAATAGCTCAATATGCAGAAGACATTCTTAAAGAAAATAATTAAAATACTTGGACCATGTGAAATTGAAGAAAGGGGTAGATGGATGCCAATCAGTAATGACTACGTAAATAACAATTTTGACCTTGATTTAGACTTTGGTAAGGTAGGCGAAAAATACATCGAACAAGTCTTTGAAGGTGATGGGCGGATAGAAGTTAAGACAGAACGTGATATATGGGCTACAACGGGCAATATTGCAATCGAGGTGAGGTGTCGTGGGAAACTCTCAGGCATATCCACAACTGATGCAAGAACTTGGATACAATTATTGTCATTAAAGGATACCATAAAAGGTGGATTTATAATGCCAGTTAAACAATTAAAAGCACGTATAAAAGAGCTACATGAAA